CCATATTTCAAGCCGATCCCGTGCGCAGCAGTCCCGAACTCAACCATGTGCGCATAGAACACGTCGACGCCCTTTGACTTGCCGCCAGCCTTCACATACCCGATCGCCACGCCATTCTTTGACCGCGATCCGGTCCGGATGCTGTCGCGCAAAGCGCCAGGATGGCCGCCATATAGATTTGACCCTTCACTACTAGCTGGGCCGTCCGGGCAAATCAACTTGGCCTCATCGGCGATTACCTTGGCTCCGGCCCGTAGCGCGCCGCGCGCAACATTCATCTGAATTTTCGGTGCAAGCTGGTCCAAAAACTGCTTAAGTTCGGCGAGGCCATTAACGTTGACGGTAGATGCCATAATCAGCCTTGGTTCTCGCCCTCGACCGCAGGGATGATGAGCTCTATGTTCCGCTCGTCAGTATTCCGTGGCGGCCCAAGGTTGAAATACCGACCGTTGTAGACGGCGCGCATCGCGGCAATGATGTCGGGTCGATAGCGGATCGTGATTTCGTGCGAGGTTTCAGACTGCACGCCTTTGGCGGCGATCAATTCGTGACTCGATAGTGGCCGGATGTAGGACCGTACGTTCACCGCAAAATCTGTCCATGCGTCTGATTGGCCGCCGGAGGAATCCTGCGCAGTCGACCGCGATTGAATCGTGATGCGGTGGCGCAGGGTGCCCGCCAGAATTCCGGGTATTTTCCTGTTTGGGCGTCCGGTTAGCATCAGAACCCCATTATCCGATTTGAATCAAGCAACATGTCAACCGCATCTGGAATCTTGTAATAATGAAAATCGCCTGCAGATTCCCGGTGCAGATACCAATGCCCGATCAATAGGAGCATCGCCTGACGGATACCTTCAGGCACGACACCTAAAAAGCTTATCCCCGTTCCGGCAGTCGTAAGATCGATTGCCGCGCCGCCAGATGTCAGCGAGAGTTGCAGCGTATCGCCAGACGCCCCAACGGCAAAATAATTCGTGTTGACCGCCAGCGGAGCCGGGAGTGCGCCACCGCTGTTGTAGACATGGACGATGTCGCCGTCGACATAGGGATGACCGACCGCCGTGATGACATCGCCTGTCGTATTAGCGCTGAACGGCGTAGCATATCCGGAAATGAAATTCACGGAGACAGCTGCCGGATGAATATAGGTAATCGGCCAGATTTGGCCGTATGCCAGAGTGATTGCGCCGGACGACTCGCTGGCGTCAACGTCATAGACCGATGTCGCCAGTATTTGCGATACCTTGTCTTCGTCCAGATACGCGATCGACTCGACCGTTCGAACTGGCCCTCGCAGGCGCATAGCTTTGTGCGTGTAGTCAGTGATATGGCGAGAATATGGATCGCCGTAAGCCGGCGAGTCGAGCGTGTACCGGCCATTGAAGCGATGATGCGCGAAGTGCGGAAAGGTCGACCTCAGCCCCCTCGTGATCATCACGCTCGACGTTTCTTTTTCAACATGAGCGCGTGCCGCCGCAATCAAGGTGGCTATCAGTGTATCGTCGTAGGTGATATCTGCATCAATACTGCAATGCGTCTTCGCCTCAAGCAAGCTGATCGGCTCGGCACCGGGTCCCGTGCGCGAGACTACATTGCCGATCATCATTTACCCTTCCCTTTACGCGCCTTGATCACGCCACCGGCAACATCACCGCGGACAGGGAAATCCACTTCGGATGACGAGGGGGCGTCAGCCATGATATGTGGCGCCACGATTTCGACGGCCATGTCCGCGCCAACGAATGCGCCCGCCAAAGCGCGCGCACCATGCGATGCCGTCAAATCATGTTCCGATCCGGCCTCGTAGGTCCTGACATTGATGCCGTCAATCGATCCTTTTTCGGTGCGCGTCATTTTTATCCGCATGGTTACTCCATCGCCACATGGAAAACGCCGCTCTTGACGTTGCCGCCCGCGGCAATCACGATCTTGACGCGATCGTTTGCCAGAGCGATCTTGTCATTGACCGCTACGCCGCCGGCCGCATAGAGTGCCGCAGCGCCGTCCGTAGAATGCGT